ACTTTAGCCCCTAGTTGTAGACCCGCTATACGTTCTTGAGAAGCAATGCGATCTCTTTCAATCTGTAACTGTTCAGTTTTAGCTGCCTGATCTGCTGCTGCTTTCTGTGCTTTTAGCGCTTGATCCTGCTGGCTAATCTGCACTCCTTGTTGCTTTATTTGTATCTCTTGTTGCTGCATTTGCACGATTGGATCTTGTTGTGCTTGTTCAGCTTGTACTTGTGCTGCTTGAGATTTACTGTTTTGCAGTACCTTCTGAGCAGCGGCTGCGGCTAGGCGAGATACTTGTAGCTCCATCTCCTCGCTCATTTCTTCGTCTGGTGCTGGGTAAGGCACACCAAGTTGTTCTTCAATTTGTTTCCTGTACTCAAATGCAACGTGTTCTGCAATGTGAGCTTGTGCCGCCCCCATAATCGCCTGTGCCATAGGGTTTTGCCCCATAGTCTGCATAATCATCGGATCTTGCATTGCAGCGGTGTGTACTTGTATATGTGCTTGGTGGTCTTGGTATATGAACGCCTTGACCGGCTTGCCTTGTAGCACCGCCATGTTTTCAGATACTGGATCGACCGGTTTCTGGTCTTCTTCCATTTTTACTAGCTTCTCAGCGTGCTTTATACCCAGAACTGCCAACATCTGACGATGTAGTAGCGGTAAGTCATATAACTGAGGGGCCTGTTGAGCTAACTGCATAGCAGCTTGGTACTGAACTACTTTCTGGGACATTGTTGCTGCGTTAGGATCAGATACCGGGATCACGTCGCACATATCGTAATCAGCTTGCTTCGCCATCCGCTTGCCTTCACCGGGCTCGTAGTCATACGAATCAGGGGTGTAGTCTCTAATAATATCTCTTAAGAGCTTGAACTCCCGCTTCATCGAATAGTGAATACGTGCCTGAACTGCTGACATCACCTTAAGCGTTCTTTCCAGTATTGCTAGGGTTGTACCTACTGGAGACTGTGCTGACATGTCAGATACTTTCATATCCGCAGCACTTGCAAACCTACGGCCTTCATCCACGATCTGGTTCAACAACCCCATCAGGACCTGACTTGGCTCCTTGTACGGCAGGGTCATAATGTTATCTTTCATGGTGCCTGACGCTACGTCTACATCACGGAACTCGCCCGGAGCTATCGGTGTATCGTCACCCTTTACACGTAGGCCCTTAGTCTTGAACCCACCCGGAAGATTAGACAACGTACCTGCATCTACTAACTGGCGGAGCAATGATGTGCTGGATTTAGCAAACGCCCCAATCAAGTGGATCAGACCGAAGGCATAGAACCCAAACCCGGGTATATAGTAATAGTGCACAAAGTGATTCCGCTTCTGCTTCAGTTTGTCGTCTGGGTTCCAGTTGCGCCTGATAGCTAGTACAGCGTTGTTTGACCCTTTTGCAATAGTGATGATGTATGGCAGTGCAATCCCTGTCGGCTCCCCATCTTCATCCTCGTCCTCATACCCGGGCAGATCAAGGTCAACGTGCATCTCAAGTATCTTGTAGCGATCATCGGATGACGCCCTGAACCCCATCTTCTCGGCTATCTTCTTCTCAACTTCATCAAATATATCTACTGGATCACCTAGGTCAATATCCCGGTAGAACCCAGCAACCTGTAGCCTACGCAGGTCATTCTCAGTCTTACGCATAACGTGAGTTACACGGTTTGACGACTCCAAGCTAGACGCCCCGTAAGGAACAACGATGTCCTCAGCGGGTACAAACATAGCCACTTGGCGTTCTAGTGCTGGGTCGTAATATACTTTCTTGAAGGCATTACCAGCTAGTCCCAAGCCCCATAACATTCTTTCATGCTCAGGGCGGTACTCAGGCATTATCTCGGTTAACTGGTAGTTCATGTCATCCCGCACACGTTCCGCAGCTTCCCGTTTCTCCGGGGTATCCTCGCCTATAATCTCAGTCTTAACTGGACCCGCAGCGGGGAATGTCTCCATTATTGTCTCTGCTTGAAACTTAACCAATGCCTCACTTAGTAGTGGGTGGTGTACTCCGCAAGCCCCGGGCCACGGCTCTGTACGATCTTCTAGCTTCATGCCCAGCAGATCAAGGCCGTCTACGTAAGTCTGCATCCAGTCTTTTCTTGATGAGATGTCGTCATCAAAGTCGCCAATTAAGTCCCCAACTAGCTCAGACATCTCGCCTTCGCTTAGTACCTCGGCTAAGTTCTCGTTGAACTCTCCTTCCTCTGGATCTGCTTTTCCAAGTTCTATCTCAAGGCCATCCATGCTAATACGTACACCTTCTGGATCTTCGATCTCAATCTCAATGTCCCCTTCTAGGTCATCTTGAGGAAGCCCAAGTGGTGCACGGTGTATCGCTTTATCTATTGTCATAGCATGTCCTTATTTAGTAGTACCCTTCAAACCTTCGCCTGAACTGCTTTGGCTCATCTTCCTCGTCTAACAGAGTCTTGATGTAGCCACCTTTACGGAACCGCATTAGCGCAAGGGACACAGAATCCACATAATCGTCATGTTCACCTGCAGGAAACGAAGCCACTTCATCTATTACTTCTTCCGCCCAGTTAGTATTAGGTGCCCATACCCTACCAGACGCAAATAAATCAGATACAGCGTTGAGTCTACTAATCTTATCATTGCCTTTAGTCGGCGTAAACTCTTGCACTGGGATGCCCATCGCCCTCATCTCGTATATCAGTGGAGCACCCGAGGCTTTCTTTTCAATAATGATACTATCTGGTTCCCACTCTTTGTAATGTTCTATTGCTACTTTCTTAAGTCTTGGAAACTCCATCCTTTCTCGGAAGGCATTTAACAGTATAATGTTAGCTTGCATTATCCCTGCGTCATCCTCCTTGTAGAACACGCCCCAAGTAGTTAATGCTGAGTAATCCGCCCTCTGGGTCTTTTCAAACGCAGTATCCCAAGCCATTAGTGTGAATTCACACGACGGGGGGTCCTCTTTCTCCCAGAGTTTCCACCATTCCCTCTTAACTATCGCACTTGTTTCAGAAGTAGGGTTCTGCTGGTACTGAGCCATCCATTTTGAGTTGGGTAGCTCCCTTTTTAGGGCTTCAAGTTCTTCTAGGGGCCAAAATTCAGGCCATAGGGGTGAGCCCGACTCCATAATAGCAGGAAACTCAATAACTTCCCACTCCTCCCCGCTTCTTTGTGCTGAAGATTTAAGCACTTGGCCTACAAGATCTCGTTTACTCCACCGAGTAGCTACAATAATTATAGATCCACCCGGTTGTAGACGTTGCCTTGGGCCCGATGTGTACCACTCGTAGGTCTTATCGTAGATTTCTGGGTTAACTTCAGCTAACGCCGCCTCTTGTTCTGAGTGTGGGTCATCTATTATCAGCAAATCAGCGCCTTTACCCGTTACAGCACCCCCTACACCAATAGCAAAGTAGTCTCCCCCTTGGTTTGTGGCCCACCGACCTGCTGCTTTAGAGTCAGTCTGCAGTGCAACCCCGGGGAATATCCTCGTATACTCATCTTTATCCACTAAGTTACGCACTTTACGCCCAAATCCTACCGCCAACTCAGCAGTATGGGACGTTTGGATGACTTTCTTATGGGGGTACTTGCCTAAAAACCACGCTGGAAGGAGATATGAGGCAAATTCTGACTTAGTATGGCGGGGTGGCATATTGATAATGAGCCGTTTTAGCTGCCCACTAGCCACTCTTTCAAATGCTGATGCCATCTTTGCATGGTGCCGCCCTGAGATAAACGTAGGCCACACCTGATTAACAAACGCTATAAACTTCTCTTGGGCTAACTTCTTCTTCCGTAGTTCTTCTAACTTTTCTAACTCTGCTAATAGCCTTTCTTGTTCCGGTGCCGACAACATAGGCAGGATGCTAGGTATGTCTTTTAGTGTAACGCTGTCAAACAACTCAGTCATTAACTAGCTCCGTCATAAGCTCTGTTGGCTCTGGCTCAGGGATCTCAGCGATACCAAGTATGTCGTCTAGGTCTGCTCCAATAGGCACAACGTCAATTATATCGGCATTAAGAAGCCGTTTAACCCGTTCCTTGATTGCGTTCTCTAGTTCGCTTGGGTCCTTATAGTGTATGGTGATCTCGCTACGCTCTGTAAACAGACCTATATCACTATGCTTTCCTAACAGCTCAAGGGCCTTCAGTTCAAACTTGGTATCCCCGCAGTTAGCAATCTCCATTAGCTTATTAGTAATAGCACTTCGTGCGGAGACTACGTCCATTGCAAGTTGCTGCCCATACGTTCTTAGAAACGCGGCTGCGGCAAAAGCTGTATTTGGTGTATTTAGTGCGGAGACTTTCTTAGACTTGATTGCGGCTTCGAGCAAAGCCCTTTCCCTAACTGCGTCCTCTCCGGAGACTTCTAGTTTTGCACCGAGGTCTACCTGCAGCTCAGCAGTGTTACCTGCAATAGCCATCTCCTCAGCAAAAGTTGCCCCTACCTCATCCGACGTATTGTAGGGCATCGGTACTGATGCTGTTGGTTCTAGGTTAACTATAGGCATGTAAGAAGTTGTTTAAGTGCACTCCAGTGTGCTGGAGTATATACAGCCCAACCTAAAAAGTAAATTAAAAAATATATAGGGAGTCGGGCCTATTGCGCCACAGCGCAATACCCGGTGGGGGGTACAAAATGAAAAAAGCCAAGGCTTACGACCTTGGCTCGATTCAGCAACACATGGTTGCAAGTAAAAACGCCCGCTAGATGTTATTACTCCGATGAGTATATACAGCCCAACCTAAAAAGTAAATTAAAAAATATATAGGGGGTGGGGGGTAGCAAATGGAAACATGACCGGGGGGTGTTCTGGAGGGAGGATAGAGGGGGCTTGTGGATACTCTAGTAGGACGAGGTCTTAATTTGTAAAAAATGGAGATTTAATGTGCAAATTAGTAAGTAAAGGGGGCTGATGTAACTAGATCTAGATTTGGGGGGTTGGGGGTGGGTGGGTTTCAACCTATCCTAACATTGTTATGGGCTGGACAAAATAGCTATTTATTGTTTACATAGATTAGGTTTGGCTAGTATTTTGTGTTACATTATAGTTGTAACATCGCAACACGGCACCGAATCCTAGCCGATACAATAGGGTTCAATACTTAGGAGTAAAGCATCATGGAAAACATTACAGTCACCAGCGTATCAGTAAACGATGACGTACTAGCTAACCATCGCAACGCCGTTGCCGCCGAACATGGCGAGGTTAAGGTTAGGTTGTATGGGGTTGAGCGTGCATACGCTTCCTGTCTGAATACTCATCTAGCCGCTGAATGGTACGAGGTTGAGCATAGTATGACAGGTGAAACAGCAAAACCAGTGCACGTTGAGAAAAAGGCGTTATACGCTGTATTGAAGGCCGCCGGACATTCTAACCCTTCTGTAGTATGGGCAAGGGTGCGCGAGTATGGCAGGGAAGAGATACACGGCAAGGTTGAGAAGGTTGAGGGTGAGAGTGAAGGCGCTGGTGATCGTAATCGTAGTCCAGTGTTACGCAACCTCGAGGAACTACTTGCACTGTATAAGTTCAATGATCGCCTAGATGTTATACCTGCTAAAGTAGTCGAAGCTCAGAAGCACATTGTCCTAGCGTTAACCGCACTAGATCATAAGTTCATGTAAACCAACCTCCCCCCGAAAGGGGGGATTCTACAAAAGGATATAAAATGAAAGCAATTACAGTATGGGAAAGATTCTATCCTGCGACTACGTTACACCCTGAACATTGGCAGTTTAATCATATCCAAGATGGGCATAAACAAGAGTCCTACCTCTACAATCAGGATGAGATGGTTAACGAATATTTCAACGCGCCGACTGCATTGTCTTATACTCAATTTGTAGCATGGAAAAATGCTACATGGCGCGCGCACAATGCTCATCTAGATCGTAGTAACGTAGTACAAGGATACAACCCCTAACCTAAAACTAACCCCCTCCGAAAGGGGGGCCTATAAATGGATGGATAAGTCTGCATCGCAGGGGCATATCTAAAGTGTTAAGTTTTAACCCCGCTTCGGCGGGGTTTTTTGCGTCCAGATTTTTCCGCTACTTTTTAAGTATCCACATAGTGGATACTCTGTTATCCATAGCCTAACATTGTTAGGCTTTGCCCAAAAAATTTTTTGGCGGGATGATAGTTCTCGGAGCAGTGGGAGCACTTAG